CCAATTAACAGTTTAGTTACTGATGTTGTTCAGATACTTCCTCTTACTGCCACTTCATCTTCTGCAAGTCTATTTGATGTGAAATACCAGATACACTTAAATGATGTATATTCATTAGGGTTCTTAGGATCACTGGTTGATTATACTATGACCCAACAATGGCTATCTTTGCTAGATTCAATTGTTAATTCTGGTACAAAACATATCAGTTTTGACAGACATAAGAACCAACTTAGGGTTGACATGAATTGGGATGCCGAGGTTGTCATTGGTCAGTATGTGGTAGTTGAGTGTTATAGAATCATAGACCCCACGTCATATGCTGATGTGTATAATGATTACTTTTTAAAGAAATATGCTACAGCACTTATTAAACAGCAATGGGGTCAGAACCTATTAAAGTTTGAGGGTATGCAAATGCCGGGTGGTGTATCATTCAATGGCCGTCAGCTATTTGATGATGCCAAAGAAGAGATTACCAAACTCGAAGAAGAGCTAAGATTGAATTGGGAACAACCCGTTGATTTCTTCATAGGATAAACAATGCCAAGAAATGTATACTTTTCACAGGCCGTAAAATCCGAACAGAACCTTTACGAAGACCTGATAATAGAATCGCTAAAGATATTTGGCCAAGATGTCTATTATATACCCAGAACTCTAGTTAATAGAGACACTATTTTAGGCGAGGACGCATCCTCGGCATTCAATGATGCCTATATGATTGAAGCATATATTGAAAATCAAGAAGGTTTTGAAGGTGCCGGTGACTTATATTCCAAGTTTGGTTTAGAGATCCGAGATGAAGCTACGTTTGTTATATCCAGATCTCAATGGAATAAATTAGTAGGCCTATGGAATAACACGGTATCAAGCATCAAGCCTATGGAAGGTGATATTCTATTCCTTCCGATGACAAATAAATTCTTTGAAATTACATTTGTTGAACACGAACAACCATTTTATCAACTATCTAACCTACCTGTTTATAAACTTACTTGTGCATTGTTTGAGTACTCTGATGAGGACTTTGAAACGGGTAATACATTAATAGATGATTTATCGCAGAATGAAGCATATCTAACCTCAGTAGATTTAACAGTAGTTGGTGGAGCTCATTTTGTTAGAGGTGAACTTGTGTCACAGATCGTTGCGGCTGGCATTGTAGTTACAGGTGAAGTTGCTACTGTGACTAAAATTTCGGATGTATCTGCAACAGTGAGTATATCAAATATCGGTGTTACCGGCAGTTCTGGTAGCATGACAGAGTTTATGGTATCATCCACTGTAGGATTAGTGGGAGCCGAAAGTGGTTCTACTTGCTATATAACTAAGTTATATGATATTGCTGATACTACTAACACCTTTGCTAATGATGGTAATGCGCAGAATGTGCAATTTGAAATAAGCGGAGACTCATTCATAGACTTCTCTGAATCAAATCCATTCGGCGACCCTTCGGAGACTTATTAATGTTTGGACAGCACTTCTACCACTCAACCGTAAGAAAGGCTGTAGCAGTCTTTGGTACACTCTTTAATGACATTAATGTCTTAAGGACTAAAGCAGATGGCTCTATTATAAGTCAACTTAAAGTACCTCTTGCCTATGGCCCGAAAGCTAAGATGCTGGCTAGAATAGATCAAGCTACTGGTTCAGATTCATCTATGGCTATTAAATTGCCTAGAATGGGCTTTGAGATAACTAGTTTGGAGCTCGATTCTACTCAGAAACTAGCCAAGAGGAATGTAATAGTTGAATCACATGCATCAGATGCTACTAAGAAGAAGACTATTAAACATCAGGTTGCATATAATATTAACGTATCGTTGTATATCCTAACTAAAAACCAAGATGATGGACTACAAATTGTAGAGCAGATACTTCCATACTTCCAACCAGAATATAACCTAACCATTAATCCAGTAAGTGGGTTTGCATATAAACAAGATGTGCCCATAATTCTTACAGGTGTTACAATGAGCGATGATTATGAAGGTGACTTTGTTACCAGACGAGCTCTTATATACCAGTTAGACTTCACTATGAAAATGAAATTCTTTGGACCTACAGGTAATCAGGGTGTTATTAGAACAGTGAATATTGATCTAAATGGTAACTCAGGTGGTTCTGACATATTAGAAGAAATGGACTTTGCTATTACACCCTCGTCGGCAGATGAAGATGATAACTATACGGTAACTGTGACAGTCACTTAATTGGTATGATAAATATGATGAATAAACAAGAAAAACTAAAAGCCTCTCTGGGCAAGAATTTGCCCTCAGTCCCTATTGATCAAACTCTAGTTGACAATAAGGAAATCAAAGATGACTATGAATTCTCTCGGAAGACCTATAAAGATTTAATAAACACTGGCGTCGGATCTTTGGATGTTCTTGCTGAACTGGCAAGAGAATCTGAACATCCCCGAGCATTCGAAGTACTATCACAAGCAATAAAGAACATAGGTGATACTACTGATAAGCTAATGGCTCTTCAAAAGAATAAGAAGGATTTAGCCGTAGAGACTAAAGCCGAAGAAAACGCTAAAAGAATAACCAATAATAATGTGTTTGTTGGTAGTACTACCGATCTACAACGGATGCTACTAGAACCTGAAAAAGTGATTGATGGCGAAGTTACGGAATAGCGAGTTTGGATATCTAGGTAATCCCAATGTAAAGCGGGACGGAGTCGAAACCGAATTTACCATAGATGAAGTCCGAGAATACAAGAAGTGCATGAATGAGCCTGCATACTTTGCTCGCACGTATCTAAAAGTTATCTCTCTTGATAAAGGTTTAGTACCCTTCACTTTATATCCTTATCAAGAAGAGATGTTTTCGCACTTTGATGATAACCGATTTTCCATTGTATTAGCATGTAGGCAGTCAGGTAAATCCATATCATCGGTGGGTTACTTACTGTGGTTTGCATGTTTCCACCCCGAAAAGAATATTGCTATACTTGCTAACAAAGGTGCTACCGCTAGAGAAATGTTGGCCAGAGTAACATTAATGCTTGAAAACCTACCGTTCTTCTTGCAGCCAGGATGTAAAGCTCTAAATAAAGGTAGTATAGAATTTTCAAATAACTCCAAGATATTGGCCGCTGCTACTAGTGGGTCATCAATTCGTGGTCTATCTATCAACCTTCTGTTCCTTGACGAGTTTGCCTTTGTTGAGAATGATGCTCAATTCTATACATCTACATATCCCGTAGTGTCGTCTGGTAAGGACACCAAGGTTATTATCACATCTACTGCTAACGGAATTGGTAATGTGTATCATAAGATATGGGAAGGAGCATCACAGGGTACCAATGAATATAAAGCCTTTAGAGTGGACTGGTGGGATGTGCCTGGCAGAACCGAAGAATGGAAACGTCAGACTATAGCGAATACTTCGGAATTACAGTTTGACCAAGAATTTGGTAACTCATTCCACGGCCGCGGCAATACCCTCATTGATGCTAATTGTTTATTATCTCAATCGGCTAATGACCCCATCTCGCATGGACAGAACATCAAGGTCTACTCAAACCCAATAGAAGGTCATGATTATATAATGACAGTAGACGTGTGCCGTGGACGTGGGCAGGATTATAGTACTTTTAATATCATTGATGTTAGCACAATACCATTTGAACAAGTTTGCACATTCAGAGATAATAACATATCTCCCATGCTAATGCCCGATGTTATATACAAATGGGCCAATGGATATAATGAAGCCTATGTCATAATAGAATCTAATGATCAAGGTGCTGTAGTATGTAATGGACTATACTATGACTTGGAATATGAACACATGTTTGTTGAATCGTCAATTAAAGCTAATGCTATTGGTGCTACAATGACTAAACGAGTAAAACGGATTGGTTGTTCTACTATTAAGGATTTGGTTGAACAGCAGAAACTAAGAATTTACGATGCTGACACTATTATAGAAATGAGCACATTCGTTGCTATAGGTAATTCATATGCGGCCAAGGCTCCTAACCACGATGACTTAATGATGAATTTAGTTATGTTTGGATGGTTTACTTCAACCGACGTGTTTAGTAATCTAACTGATATAAATATGAAAAACATGCTATATAAAGAACGATTAGCAGAAATACAAGATGATATGTTACCATTTGGTTTCACTCCTGATAGCGATAGTGCCGAAGTTCCCAGATTTGAACGAGACGGTGATGGCAACTTGTGGATGGAATCAAGTACATTTGATGATATGTTACGATAGGATTCGGTTATTTATAAATAATAACAGTGAACATTCATATTATGTTAACATATTAACCAACTCAATGAGAGGATAAAGCGATGGCATTTCAAGTATCACCAGGCGTCCAAGTCAAGGAAATTGATGCATCAGGAGTAGTTCCTGCAGTATCAACATCTATTGGCGGATTTGCTGGGTCATTTAATTGGGGTCCTGTTGACACGATAGTAACTGTCTCTTCGGAGAAAGAATTAGCAGAAACTTTCGGATCACCAGATTCCAGTACATTTAAATACTTCCTTACCGCAGCGTCATTTTTAAAATATGGCAATGCACTTAAGGTAGTTCGGGTTTTGACAGGGCATGACAATGCAACTGCTCAAGGCGGTGGATTATTAATTAAAAATAAGGATCACTATGATACCCTAACGGGACTATCACAAGGAGCTTGGGCTGCAAAATACCCTGGCGCTAAAGGAAACAGTCTTAAGGTATCAGTCTGTCCAGCCAATGCAACTGCATGGGCCGGTTGGGCATACGCATCATCATTCCAGGGTCAACCTGGGACTTCTGAATATGCAACTAATCTAGGTCAAACTTCTGCAAATGATGAACTTCATGCAGTAGTAATTGATGAAGATGGGGCATGGACAGGAACAGCAGGAACTGTATTAGAAACTTTTGAATATCTTTCACAAGGTTCTGATGCTAAGAAAGCAGACGGCACTTCTAACTACTACAAAGATGTTATTAATAACAACTCACAGTATGCTTGGTGGATTGGCGTTCCTACTGGACTAACCAACTCAGGTGCAACTGTAGCAGCAACTGCTAGTTTTGCCGCACCAACTGCAGCAGTCACAAATTCTTTAAGTGGAGCTACTGATGATAATCTACCAACTGTTGGTGAGATTGCAGTAGGCTTTGATCACTTTGAAGATGCAGAAACTGTTGAAGTAAATCTATTATTTGCATATCCTGATGTGAATGCTGCAAATGATATATCAAATGATATTATCTCTATTGCAGTTGCAAGAAAAGATTGTATGGCATTTGTATCACCCCCTATTGAAGATACTGTAGGTACTTCAAGTCCTGCTGCTGATGTTAAAGTCTGGGCAGACACACTCACTTCAACTTCATATGCATCTGCAGATTCTACTGCGTTGTATGTGTATGATAAATACAATGATGAATATCGTTGGATTGGAGCGGCTGGTCATACTGCAGGATTATGTGCTAATACAGACAATGTAGCTGATGCTTGGTTCTCACCTGCTGGTGTAAACCGTGGTCAGATTCTAGGTATTACTAAGTTGGCGTTCAACCCTAAGAAAGCTGATAGAGATTCTTTGTATAAAGCAAGAGTCAACCCTATCGTTTCTCTGCCGGGCCAAGGTACTATGTTATTCGGTGATAAAACACTGCTTAGCAGACCATCTGCTTTCGATAGAATTAACGTGCGTAGACTGTTTATAGTCCTTGAAAAGGCTATTTCAACTGCAGCCAAAGCTCAACTCTTTGAATTCAATGATGAATTTACTAGAGCTCAATTTAGAAATATTATTGAGCCCTTCTTGAGAGATGTTAAAGGCCGCAGAGGAGTTACAGACTTCTCAGTTATATGTGATACTACTAACAATACAGGTCAAGTGATTGATACTAATGGTTTTGTTGCTGATATTTATATCAAGCCTGCAAGATCCATTAACTTCATTACTTTAAACTTTGTAGCAACAAGAACCGGTGTAGATTTCTCTGAAATCTCCGGCGTTTAAGGAGAGAAATAATGGCAATTTTAGGCGTAGACGATTTTAAATCGAAACTAGTTGGTGGCGGTGCACGCGCTAACATGTTTAAAGTAACATGCAACTTTCCCTCTTATGCCCAAGGCGATGTTGAGCTAACTTCATTTTTATGTAAAGGTGCTACGATACCCGCATCAATTATTGCACCTATCATGGTACCTTTCCGTGGTAGACAGTTGCAAATAGCTGGTGATAGGACGTTTGAACCATGGACTCTTACAATTATCAATGATTCTAGCTACAGTGTTCGTGGGTCGTTTGAGAGATGGATGGATGGTATTAACCAACATGCTAATAACACTGGCCTTAGCAATCCAGTTGATTACCAAGCTGATATGATTGTTGAACAATTAGACAAGCAAGGTAATGTAACTAAAAAGTATGACCTTAGAGGAACATTCCCTACTAATCTGAGTACTATAGACCTTAGCTATGAAACCGAGAATACAATCGAGGAATTCACAGTTGAGCTACAAGTTCAGTATTGGGAGTCAGATACTACATCATAATTTGGTGTATAAATAATAATAGAAGGAGGGGTTTTGCCCCTCCCGACATTATTAGAGGATAAGACATGGCTGAATTTTTTGGATTTGAGATAAAGAAGAAAGGTGAGGAACCTATACGGCCCTCATTTGTACCCGAAACTGACGAGGACGGAACTGGTGTAATCACCACCGGCGGTCACTTTGGTGCGTATTTGGATTTGGATGGTGATAAATCCAAGAACGAAATAGAACTAATTTTAAAGTATAGAGACGTTGCTGCTCAACCAGAATGCGATGCCGCGGTTGAAGACATTGTCAATGAAGCTATCATAGGCGACAATGATGAATCACCTGTCAATTTAGTTTTAGATCAACTTGATATCTCAGACAAGATTAAAGATACTGTGAGAGAAGAGTTTGAAGAGATTCTATCATTATTGAATTTCAATTCCCATGCTCATGATATATTCAGAAAGTGGTACATAGATGGTAGACTACCTTATCACATCATTATTGATGATAAGAAACCATTGCAAGGTATTAAAGAATTACGATACATTGACCCTACTAAACTTAGGAAGGTTAAAGAAATCGAAGAAAAGAAAGACCCTAAAACAGGTGCAACGATCGTCGTCAATCAACAGGAATACTTCTTGTTTCAAGACGAAGGAATGGCAGCTGGTGGGCAAGGTGTTCGGATACACCCCGATTCTATCATGTATTCAACATCGGGTATGTTAGACCCAACTAGAAAACGAATTTTATCATATCTGCAGAAGGCTATTAAGCCAGTTAATCAGTTAAGGATGATGGAAGACTCGTTGGTAATCTACAGAATAAGTAGAGCACCAGAGCGAAGAATCTTTTATATTGACGTGGGTAACTTACCTAAGGGTAAAGCAGAAGAATATTTAAAAGGCATTATGAATCAGTATAGAAATAAACTGGTATATGATGCTTCTACTGGTGACATTAAAGATGATCGTAAGCATATGTCAATGCTGGAAGATTTCTTCTTGCCGCGTAGAGAAGGTGGTAGGGGTACAGAAATCACTACATTGCCTGGTGGCGAAAACCTAGGTCAGATAGATGACATCATATACTTCCAAAAGAAGCTATACAAGTCTCTCAATGTTCCTGCTCAAAGATTGGAGTCGGAGAACACATTCTCCTTAGGTAGAAGCACTGAAATATCACGTGATGAGATTAAGTTTAAGAAGTTTATTGATAGATTACGGAAGAGATTCTCTGATACATTCATGCAGCTACTTAAAACACAACTATTACTGAAAGGTATTATCACTAAAGAAGATTGGCACGATTGGAAGAGTTATATTGCGTTTGATTATATCGAAGATAACTATTTTGCCGAGCTAAAAGAAACTGAGATCGTAAGAGAACGGTTTGAAATGTTAGCTTCAGTAGATGAATACGTGGGTAAGTATATATCTAATGAATGGGTAAGAAAGAGTATTCTACGTCAAACTGATGATGATATCAAAGATATGCAGAAACAGATTGAAGCTGAGAAAAAAGCTGGTGAGCTTGATGCGCCAGAAGATGACGATCCTAGGTGGGATGATTAAGCCAGAAGGATCATTTTGTATAAATATATAAGGAGAACATACAATGACAATAGAAAATTTAGTGGATAGTTTAAAGGGCGGTGATAACGTACAAGCTCAAAAAGACTTTGAAGGACTAATGTCAAGTAAAATGCAAACTGCCCTAGATGCAAAAAAGATTGATATCGCATCTCAGATAGGTAAAGCTTCTACAGAAGAGGAATAACAATGCAATCATTTGCAGAACTCCGAGAGAAGTTTACACTTGGTTCCGGCGAAAAACAGGTTAATGCTTTTAAGGGTGGTAAATCTAAGAAGGTAGACATTGTCATATCCCAGAAGGGATCAAAGTACATTGTATATATTAACGGCGATAAGCTAGATGATAGCTTTAAGTCGCCTAAAGATGCAGAAAAATCTGCAAATGATTTTATAAAATTAATGGGAGAAGAACTAGAATGAGACTGATTAGTGAGTATCATGATAGTGACCTTGAAGTTATAACTGAGGCCAAAAAAGACGGCACAAAGAGTTATTTCATTGAGGGTGTTTTCATGCAAGCCGATTCTAAAAATAGGAACGGCAGAATATACGAGAAGCGCATTTTAGAAAGTGCTGTGAATAAGTATGTAAAAGAACAGGTAAGTACTGGTCGAGCAGTGGGTGAACTAAATCATCCCGAAGGTCCGACCATTAACTTAGATAAAGTTTCACACAAAATTACTGAACTTCGTTTTGAAGGTAGTAATGTTGTAGGAAAAGCATCAATTCTTAATACCCCTATGGGCAAGATCGTTGAAGGTCTTCTTGAAGGTGGAGTTAAGCTTGGTGTATCAAGTCGTGGTATGGGAACTCTTGTGAACAAGAAAGGAACGTCGTATGTGGGAGATGACTTTATGTTATCCACTGTAGATATAGTCCAAGACCCTTCCGCTCCAGAGGCTTTTGTCAATGGAATCATGGAAGGTGTTGAATGGATATGGGAAAACGGTATTCTTTGTCCACAAGAAATTGAAAAAATTGAGACTGAAATAAGGGAAGCTCGAGGTATGCGTTCGTCGGATATTGAGATTAAAGCTTTTAAGAATTTCCTCTCTAAACTTGTAAATTCTTAATAGGAGAATACAAAAATGTCAAAAGACGAAAATAAACTAGATGAAACTCTAGTAGGTCTAGAAGACATATCAGAAAATGCTGAAGAGCTTGAGAACGAGCTCGTTGAAGACCAACAAGTTGAAGACGAAGAAGTTCTTGATGAAGCTAAAGGTAAAGTGAAGGAAGACGAGTCTGAGGAAGACGATGCAGAAGATGAAGCTGAAGATGACGAAGAAGTCAAAGAAGCTGCACCTACTACACCGAAAACCAAAGCTGGTGTAATTCAAGCTGCCGTTGATATGTTGAAAGCTGCTAGAAAAGAAGACGCGCAAAAGATGTTTGCAAAGATGACTGCTGTAAGCGAAACCGATGATAAAGACGAAGACGATGATGAAGAGTCTAAAGCTGAATCAAAGGCCAAAGCTAAGGTTGAATCTGTAGACTTTGAAGAAGATTTGGATGCAATGATTGCAGAAGAAGCTACTTTATCTGATGCATTTAGAGGAAAGGCTGGAGCGATTTTTGAAGCTGTACTTACTAGTAAGTTAGCTCATGAAGTTGAAAGGCTAGAAACTGAATACGCGCAGAACTTAGAAGAAGAAGTATCCGATGTTAAAGGTGAATTAGTTGAGAAGGTTGATTCCTACTTGAACTATGTAGTCTCTAACTGGATGAAAGAAAATGAAGTTGCAGTAACAGAAGGTCTTAGGACTGAAATTGCTAATGAATTCATGACTTCGCTTCAATCAGTGTTCAAAGAACATTACATCGAAGTTCCAGAAGGTAAGGTTGACCTAGTAGACGAACTGTCTTCACAGGTTGCTGAACTTGAAGAAACTTTAAACAAAACCACAGAAGATAATATCCAACTACATGAGTCTGTTCAGACTTTAGAAAGATCAGAAGTAGTTAGAGAACAATCTTCGGGACTTGCTCACACAGAAGCTGAAAAACTATCTTCTTTAGTTGAAGACATTGAGTTCGATAACAAAGATAACTTTGAAATGAAAGTTAAAGTTGTTAGAGAATCTTACTTTACTAAAGATATTAGCGAATCAGTGGACGAGGCATCTGCCGTAGTAGGGAATGATTCAGCACCAGTTGCTGTAAATTCTGACTCTATGTCTAGATACTCACAAGCTATCTCAAACTATAACAAATAATCTTAACAGGGGAAACATAAAATGTTTAACACAGATTCAAACTTAATTGAAAAATGGAACCCAGTACTAGAGCACGCTGAAGTGCCTTCTATTACTGATAAGCACAAGAAGGCTACTGTAGCTCGCTTGTTGGAAAACCAAGAAATGTCTTTGAGAGAAGACCAAAGAAGCAGCCAAGGAAATATGATTTCTGAAGCAGCTGCTGCTAACAACATCGGTGCTGCTGCACTCGGTACTTTTGATCCCGTTCTTATCTCTTTGGTAAGACGTGCAATGCCTAACCTTATTGCTTATGATATCGCTGGCGTTCAGCCAATGACTGGACCTACTGGTCTTATCTTTGCAATGAAGTCTAGATATAGTACTCAGGGTGGAACTGAAGCTCTTCATGATGAAGCTGATACCGATTTCTCTGGTACTGGTACTCATCAAGCAGATCCTACTGGTCTTGTTGGTGTTAGTGATGCCGATTCGGATGCTACTATTGCTGACGAAGCTGATACAGTTTCTACTCACGGTGCTGGCCTTACTACTGCTGCTGCAGAAAGACTAGGTGTTGGCGCATCTGGCGATGGATCTTTCGGTGAAATGGCATTCTCAATTGAGAAAGCTACTGTTACTGCAACTTCTAGAGCTCTTAAAGCTGAGTACACTATGGAACTTGCTCAAGACCTTAAAGCTGTACACGGTCTAGATGCTGAAGCAGAACTTGCTAACATCCTTTCTTCTGAAATCCTTGCGGAAATCAACAGAGAAATGGTTAGAACAGTTCTTACTAAAGCTAAGATTGGTGCTCTTCAGGCTTCAACTGCTATCTCTGGTATCTTCAACATGAGTTCTGATTCAGACGGACGTTGGATGGCTGAGAAGTTCAAAGGCCTAGTAATGCAACTTGAAAGAGAAGCTAACGTAATTGCTAAAGAAACTAGACGTGGAAAGGGCAACTTTGTTCTTTGTTCTTCTGATGTTGCTTCTGCACTTGCTGCTGCTGGTGTATTGGATTACAGTCCTGCACTTGCTACTACTTTGAATGTTGATGATACTGGTAATACTTTTGCTGGTGTACTTAACGGAAGAATGAAAGTCTATATTGATCCTTATGCTACAGGCGACTTTGCTTGTGTTGGTTATAGAGGCCAAAACCCGTATGATGCTGGTATTTTCTACTGCCCATACGTACCTTTAACTATGGTTAAAGCTGTTGGCGAGAATGACTTCCAGCCAAGAATTGGTTTCAAGACTAGATATGGCGTTCAACAGAACCCATTCGTAGGAACTGCAGCAGGAGCTGGTACTAATCGTGCTAACCCTTACTTCAGAATCTTTAGAGTCGACAATATCATGGCGTAAACACATCAAGTCTAACTTGAAACGTTTAAAAGGGATTCTTCGGAATCCCTTTTTTTATGTGTATAAATAATATCATAGAGGATAATAAATATGCCATTAACTACAAACAAGAATTTTCTGAGCCCTACAGGGTTTCAGTTTAAAATAGATGAAGCAAGTTTTCCAAATGTGGGATATTTTTGTACTGCTGTCACTCTACCTGACATCTCTCTAGCCGAAGCCGCTACTCCATACAGAGGTTCAAATATCGCGTTTACTGGTGATAGGTTGACCTTTAGTGATCTAGCTATTCGTTTTAATGTAACCGAAGACATGGATAATTACATCGAAATGTTCAATTGGATGCATAACATTATTAATGATGGCGAAAATTATAAGTTTGATGCTACTTTAAGCATACTAACTTCACACAACAATGTCTCTAAGGAAATCACATTCAGAGATTGTTTCCCAACATCACTATCTGCACTAGAATTTTCAACGCAACAAACCGACATTGAGTATCTGCAAGCGGATGCAACCTTTAAATATACATACTTTGAAGTAAAATAATGGTTTACTTTTGGTTGGTTTTATAGTATAATAGTACTTAAAACAGACTATTCTTAAACCAGTGAGAGCACATAATGAATAACTTAGAAAAAATACTGGATATGTGGAAGAAGGACTCCATCATTGATGAAATGAGATTGGACGAAACCTCCAGAGATTCAGCCAAATTACACTCCAAATACCTAGAACTACTAAGCGTTAATAGAATGACGTTGAAGAAGCTAGAGCTTGACTTTAAGATTACGCTTAGAGATAAGTTCATGCACTACAACGGGAAACTATCACAAGTAGAATTAGATAGTAAGGGGTGGGAATACGATCCACTAAATGGCCTGACCGTACTGAAAGGCGATATGGATAAGTGGTATGATGCCGACCCTATAATTCAAAAGGCACAGGCACGAATTGAATACCAAAAAGAGATGTGTGATATACTTAAAGAGATCATGGAAAATGTGAAGTGGAGACATCAGAATATCAAGAATATGATCGAGTGGAGAAAATTCACTAGTGGCGTATAATATGATAGAACAGATAGAAAAACGTAACGGCCGGTGGAATTCGCTTTCACAACTAAGAGACTACATCCAAGCTAACTCAAATGAAAAGATCCTCGACTTTGATGGTATCACTTTGAGCACTAATAAATATAACTATACACTTTACAATGGAACTATTCAGTGGTCGACACGCTCAAAATCAAGAAGAAAAACGAAGCCTTCCTAGAGATTGCAACAGATCCTTCTATAGAAATGGAACTCAGTGAACACTTCTGTTTTTATGTCCCGGGTTATAAGTTTATGCCTGCATATAAAAATCGCATGTGGGATGGCAAGATTAGACTATATGATCTAAGGAAGAAAGTTCTATATACAGGTCTGTTCAAATATCTAAAAGAATTTGCCGATGCTAGACAGTATGACCTAGAGTTTGAGCCTAATTCTTATTATGGTATGGCTGGTACTCAGAATGTCATTGATTTAGAGTCATTGTTGGCTGAGGTGACATTGACTGCTGGCGGCGATAAGATAACCCCTAGAGATTATCAGTTGGACGCAGTACACCATGCTTTAACTAATGGCCAGTCACTACTACTATCACCTACGGCTTCTGGTAAGTCGCTAATCATTTATCTATCTATTAGATTTTTCTTGGAAGAATCAGATCAGAGTGTACTTCTGATTGTACCCACAACATCTTTGGTTGAACAGATGTATTCGGACTTTGGTGACTATTCCCAGTTTGATGAATGGAACGTCACAGAGAACTGCCATAAGATTTATGCGGGCAAAGAGAAATATGATATTAAACCTAGAGTTATAATAACTACATGGCAGTCCATTTATAAAATGACTCATGCGTGGTTCCAGCCATTTGGAATGGTGGTAGGTGACGAAGCACATAACTTTAAAGCTAAGTCATTGACTGCTATCCTCGAAAAATGCACAGAGGCTAAATATCGTATGGGTACTACAGGAACATTAGATGGTACACAAACACATCAGCTTGTCCTAGAAGGTCTATTTGGGCCGGTTCATAGAGTTACTACTACTAAGAAACTTATGGACAGTAACGACCTAGCTCAGTTGGATATTAATGTACTGTTATTGAAGTACGG